CCGCCATCTGCTCCAGCGCACCATCGCAGTTTTCCAGTTCTTTCGTTAAAGCCGCACATTCAGTGATGCCCTCCTCATTGGTTGTGTTTAAACCAGCCATGAGGTCATTCAGCGCATCAACGTGCATCTTGCCACCGATGGCAGCAAGGGCAGCGTTTCTTTCCTCCTCAGTACACCCTGCCAAGGCATTATTCACTTGTTGCAGAGTGGCTTTCAATCCGATAAATTTACCCGATGAATCAAAAGCTGACACACCGAGCTTTTCCATCATTTTCCCTGCCTGACCAGTTCCAGTTGTCAGGTTGACCATAATCGCATTCAGCGCAGTTCCTGCTTCCGAGCCTTTAATACCACGGTTCGCCAACACGCCGAGTGCCGTTGCAGATTCCGTGATCGGTACATTCAAATTATGCATCACGCCGCCGACCCCAAGGTATGCCTCCATGAGTTGTTCAGCAGTCTGGTTTGATTTATTCTGCGCCCTAGTGGCAACATCAAGATAATTCGGAAGGTTATTGACCGTTAAACCTAATGCTGACATAGAGTCCGTTACAAGATCGGATGTCCGTGCCAGTTCCATTCCCGATGCCTCTGAAAGCCGCAGGACGGAGGGGAGTGCGGATATTGACGTATCCACATCCCATCCGGCAAGAGCCATATACTCTAATGCATTTGCGGATTCCGTTGCTGTCTTGGAAGTCTTGCGCCCCATTTCCATGGCCGCCGCTTCCAGCTTCTTGTATTCCTCTGCCGATGCGTTCGCCGTGGCAGCGGTTGAGGACATTGCAGCTTCAAACTCCTTCCCGGTATTCACACTGTATGCACCAACAGCCGCTATTGCTGTCCCTGCCGCCGCCATAGTTGCAGCAGTTGCCTTCATGGCAAATCCTGCGCCCTTTCCTATCACGCCAAGGCCAGACAGACCGCTCTGTGCGCTTTTCAGTGCGTTGCTAAAACTCCCCTCAAGCTGTCCTGCTATTTTTATCGCTATTGAATAATCGCTCATTTCAGCCTGTTCGCCCCCTTCCGTGAATTCCTTTTTGCTTCCCTCTGTATATCCCTCAAATCCTCACACACGTCCAACAAATCAAAGATAGACATATGCAGGAACGTATCATAGCCGCCGAGGTTGACAGCGAGAGCGACACAGAGCTTTCTTAATTGCTCTGTGTCGGACAGCCTTATTCCTCGCCATAGAAAAAATTGGTCACCATGTTCTTGACCTTAATGGCATCCCTCGGCTTGAGCTGTTTATAAAACTCAATCGGGTATGCCGTACAGTCTGCCGCCATGACCAGCGCATAATGGAGGCTGTTCTCCGGCAGGACGGAAACGTCCCCGGAAACGGTCAGGGTCTTATTCGCCTTGATCATAGTCTCTGCCGTCACATCTTCCAGCCCTGAAAAGTCAATGGTAGAAATCTTCTCGCCCTCGAATTCATACGTCCGGGACAGCTTCAGCGTAAACTCGTCATTCACTTCTACCACGCCATTCTTCTTGATCTCGATTACATCATTCTTTTTTTCTTCCATCTCTGTTTTTCCTCCTGATTAAATCTGCTTACGGATTTTTGCAAGCATATCCACGCCGTTCAGGACATACTTGAAATTTAACTTGTCCAGTTCCAGCCCGGTGATGTTGTTGATTACCACCTTGATGTAGGAAATCTCCAGTTCGATTTCCGGCTCGCCCTTCTTGCCTTTGGAAAGGACACCGAGCGTGGTTGTGGTCGCTTTGCCCCTGACTACAATCTTGATCGGGTAATAATCCGTTGCACCTGTCTTCGGGTCCTGGCACTGCATGGACCCACGAAGTGTAATCTCCACGGGCTTTGTCGTGTCAATCAAGCTGAACAGATCCTCATGCAACACGGCAAAGGGAATCTTTATCTTTGCCGAACTGAAATGCCCGGTTGCCGGAGTTTCCAATTCTCCAAGGCTTCCTGCCAGCTCGATTGTCTCGGTCATGGCTTCCAGCTCCGGGAGTTCTACTTCCCCGGACACGCCCACCAGTTTGTTTCCAGTCAGGTAGACATTAAATGAATTGACCAGTTCAGGAATCACATTTCCAAGTTTGTTCATTCTTATTCACCTCCCGTAAGTGCCGCCGTCAGCATATCTGTGTCATAGTTCAGGATATTGTCGATGGTTTCCGCAGGAGTATAAGGAGCGATGTGCTGACGGAAAGTCACATGTCCGGCTAAGATTTCCGTTGTCGGATTGTCTGCCTCCAGATACTCAATGCTTGCCCCTGCCCAATGCGCCGGAGCGTAAGCCGCACAGCGGATATTCTCCGAATCCACAATATTTTCAATCAGGATCGGATTCATTGGATCATCCACCTTGTCAAAATAGGTCAGGATGAAAGTATTCCCCTGCCAGTTAAACATTCTGCGGACATTGATCCAGATATCCTTTGCATCACCGCTTCCCGGATAAGCCCCGGTGTGGTTTCCCCACATCCTGAAACCGTTCATATTGAACGCTGTCGCTACGCCGTACTCCCCGACCACCGTTGCCTGATCCTGATCAAGCGTTATTTCCGTCCCATCCGCAAGGCACGTCCCGGTGATGGCAAGCCCCTTATTGGACGGAGACTTGGACGGAATATCCTCATTCTCCGCATCCAGGTATGCTGTCCTCGCCGCTGCTACTGCAGACCCTGCTAAGATTACTTCACCGACCTGGTAACACGGCCATATCGGATAGCAGAATTCAGAAGTGAATCCGCTCTGCTCCTTGACTTCCTTCACGTCTGTATATTTCTTAGCCTTGGTGGTGTCGATATCAACAAATGCCATGGCCTTGAACACGCCGTTAATGTTCGCCGCCTTTGCAGCCAGCGCAATGCCGACCTCCGGCTCATGCGACCAGCCCGGAGCGATCAGAATGCCAGGGACAACACCCAGCTTCGGGTACACCTTGCGAATGACCTCCATCCCGGTTTCTTTCCCGGTGCTGGCATCGTATGCCCCGATGATATCGTCCTTGTCGACCGCCGCAGGGTCTAATACATTCCCATTCACGGTCAGGCTTGTTGCAGAAGCCGCCGCTCCGACCGCCATAATGGTAATGACCAGATATCCGTCTGAATCGAATGAAAGGGTATAATCCTTTCCTTCCTCCAGCACCGTTTCTCCATTCTTTACCGCCAGCCCTTTCTTCAGGACACCTTCCATGCGGACAGTAGCCTGCATGGAAGATACATTCACGGTCTGCTCCTCCATCGCCTTCTTATGCCTCTCCGGGTCCAGGACATTGATGTACACGACAGGGGACACCTGATAAAGATTCGCCGTCACATACATGGTCTGGCAGAGCGAATAAGCATTGAAATTTTTACTGTACCCTAAAGCCGCCTGTGCCTCTATGGACGAATTAGCGAGGATGGGTACATTAACCACTGCAGAAGGATCGTCCAACACATTCACCGGGGCCGTACCAATTACGACCTGAAGCCCAGCACTGGACTCCTGCGGAACGGTCAGGGCCGTTGCCTCCTCGTAGACAAACACGCCATGTTTGTTCATGATTTCTTACCTCCATTCTTTAAATTTAGTGCCTTGTTGAAAGCACTGTAAATGTAGCCTCTCTTTTCACGGAGCATAGCATTGGCTTCCGGGTAATCCTTAATCTGGATGAACAGATTTCCGATTTCCGGCTCCTTCTTGATTGCCTCCTGCGCACTGGCAGGGATTCCTGTGAAAACCTGATTCTGGATGCCGATCCCCGGCACTGTCGGACCGACATACATGACAGTCTTTTTTGATGCCGCTGTCTTTGGCTTGGCAGCAGGAGCAGTCTTTTCCACTGTCCCCTGCGCCGCTGTCTCTTTCTTAGACATAGTCCGGTTCCCTCCTTCCTATTTTTGGAATACTAAATTTGATACTGACACCACCGAAATAAAACGGATACGTGTCATCGTCAGCAATTGCAAATTGAATGTCCTGATCCGCACGGTACATCTTGTTTAAAAGCGGCTCAGATATAAACCGATTCGTCACCCTCTGTATCATAGTCAGCAGATGCTCATGTCCATTAACCTTTGATTCGTCATGGACAGAGAACAGTATCTGTGTTGTGATATGCCAGGGATCATCGTCATCCTTTGTCTCGCCGCCCTCAAATCGAACGATGAAATACGGCATAAGCTCCGAAACATCCTCCTCATCTGTTTCCATCACCGGGAGCTGGTGGGCATAACCTTTTACCCCGACCACTTTTTCTCCGGCAGTATTCTTCGTCTGGATTTCTGAAAGGATGCTCTCAATCTCCGTTATCAGGTCATCCTGCAAATTTTTAAATGTCATACTTCACGCTCCTTATATGATTTTGGCGATTTCCTTTTCGATCTCTTCATGGAGGCGTCTTTTTATTTTTTCCTCCATATCCCCTTGGCCGCCACGCTCCCCTTTATAAATCTGCTCCACCATCTTGGGAGTAGAATTTGCCGAGAAAACTTTCAGAGGGAACCGGCTTTTCCCTCGCCTCTGAACCATAAGACCGGCCGCTCTCCCGGAAGTCGGCACAAATGCCGCCCCTCCTCTTGAACCGCTCAGTTTCTTCAGGCCGGATTTCGTAATATCCGCTTTGCCGCCGCTCTTTGGTGTAGATGTCTTAAAGTTCTTAAGCGTATGAGGTCTGCCGGATGATTTAATGGTTGCATCAAGGTGTGATGCGTTTGCCCTCTGCACCTTGATTTGGGAATTAAACCGACCAGCCGCTATGGTGTATCCCTGCGACCGCCCCTTCTTGATCATCTGCATTGCCGCCGTGGCTGTGCGGTTGATTGCGTTTCGAAGCACTCTCGGAGCATTCTTTTCCGCATTTTGCAGTTTCTTCATGACATATTTGAGGTCAGCCTTGTCGACCTCGATATAAAATGATTGTCCCATGTCTCTCCGCTCCTTACCGTGCCTTGTTTGCTTCTATCGTGATAGAGTAGATGCCGCCTTCGTCCACCGCATCTGCCACCCGGTAAATCTTACCGTCAAGGTTCAGGGTGGAGCCCTGCTTCGGCATTGCCCCGAAATCTGAAGCCGCCACATAGATCAGCTTCTGGTTTACATAGATACCGTCCACATTCTGCGCCATGCGCTTTTCACGCTCGATCTGCTCATTAGTGTCAAGCTGCACTGCCATCTCCTTGCCGTTTACGGTATGCATGTCAGAAAACTCATCCACATTCATAAATACTTCATGCACATCTGCGACCAGAATATCCTTGAAAGACATCATGCCTTTTTTCCTGCGGACTTAGGTTTCTGCCGCCCCGGAGTTTTTGGTACTTTACCCTGAAGTTCCGTGCCGCTATCCGTCCGCCCTTCCTTTCCCGGCTCTGCCGCCGCTGGCTTGGCTTTTGTCTTTGGGGCAGGAACTGCATCCGTGGCATCCTCCTTCCACTCTGCGCTTCCTGCCTCCAGCCATGCGGCCGTCATATCCGGGTTATTAACTGGCAACTTGTCCCCTGCGCTGTACTGATGTGCAAGGTACAGCACGGGACGGAGTGCTACCAGCGTCATGCGTTGATCTTCACGAGGACGGCTGTGTCGGAAGCGGCGGCCGCTTCACAGGCAAATCCTGCCTTGACATTGCCGTCAGAGGTTGTCGTGATCTCCCCATCAGTCTCTGAATAATAAACATCTGCCCCTGCTGAAATCTCCACGTTTCCCTTCGGCATGGAGTACACCCCGGTCACGTGGAGCGTCCCGGTTTCTCCGGGGGAGATTTCCATACCAGCCACACCGATCCTGCTTCCAAGGACAATAACGGTATTGGCTTCAATCTTCTCTGTCCCGGCATTTACATAGTCCAGGGCTTCGCCCCTCTGCCAATATGCTGCTTTGCTCATGCTTCACATCTCCTTTCCTTTATGCCAGCTCCAGCTTCGTGTTCACTGCAACACCCGGATTCTTTACCACGCCACGGTAATCCATCACGGAGATACCCCAGTCTAAGAAGATATCCCATACGAAGCCTAACTGCCCAACAGTCTCTGAACGTTTGATGGTCGGGATCTCCTGCCCATTCAGGTAATCTACCTCGATGAAGTCGCAATCGGACGAATTCCCGATCATGAACCACGGCATCACGTTACCCATGCCGCCACACATCACATTGATAGTCGGGTCCTCGATTACTTCCAGACCATTTCTATACTGGTAGAGCGGATTGACCGCCTGAGTGTTGTCCTTCGTCTCAATGTAAGGGCTGTTGAACAGCGTATACATATCGAACTTCAAACCACTCGGCACAAGGATTTTGGACGGGTTAATAATGATAGCCTCCCCGAACTGATCCTTCTGTGTTGCCAGAGCCATGATCATGGTCTGAACTGCCTCCTGCGTGATTCCCGTCCCGGTTTTGAGCATATTCTTATGGTTGGAGTGGAAAAGTGCCACGCCGTCATAAATCGCCGGGTTCTTCAGCAGGATGCTGAATACCTGTTTGTTGATGGTCTTCCGGGCAGATGCCGCATACCTTGCAGGAAGGGAAGTCACAAGCCCGATATCATCATCAATGAACGCTTTTCTGGAAAGTGTGAACTGGCGGCCATAGGTTTTTAACTTTCTGGTCGGCAGCTTGTCATCGCCGAATACGTCATGCTTCAGCTCGCCGCTTTCCGGCACTTCCAAGAATTCACCGACCGGTCCGGCAATATAATAATTGTCGTGGGTTTTGAAATCCGGCAGAGAACCTTTCTTCGTGAACTTGTCAAATGTGACTTCCACATTTTTATGACCTTCCTTGTAGGCTTTCTCAATCGTCTGGTCGAGGATTGCCGGGAACACGCTCTCCGGGTTAAAGAACGCCCTCTGGAAAAGTTCATCATTGCTGGCACGGTTCAGTCCATCACCCCTTCCCCTCAAAGCCTCTGCCTCAATCAGGATGGATTTCAGGCTCATGCCCACCAGATTCCTGGCTCCATCGGCCGGCTTCTCGATATTGATGCCACCTCTCATTACGAGCGCATCGGAAACATCACGGATGAATTTGTCTATGCCGGATTCGCCGCCCCGGATGCCAGAGTGGATTGGTGCGCCGTTCTGACGCAGATGTTCAAGTACCGCCGCCCTCACGCTGTCCACGGAATCGCCGTTGTCCACATACTTCCGGGATTCAATCCCGAAGTCACGGCACATTTCTTCGATCTGGCGCACCCTCTTGCGCTCCGCTTCGAGGGCTTTCTTAGCCGCTGACTCTGCCTTTTTCTCATCATCGTCACCTTCGCCATCGCCGTCACCGCTGCCATCGCCATCGCCGTCACCTTCGTCATCATCCTCCTTGGCACGGCTCTGTCCGGCACCGCCAGCGTTTCCCTCTTTTGCGGACAAGTCAAGAAGCTCGACAGACCTTTTCAACCTGTCAAACTCGGCCTGCTCCTCCGCAGTCATTGCCCGGTCATTCGCCGCAGAAAGGATTTCGTTCATCCGGGCAAGCATCTGTTCTCTTGTCATTGTTGATTCCTCCTTTTTGATTAATTGGTTATATTGAAGCTGCCTTAAGTAAGTCCCATAGACCCCGTCTGCCGCACCGGCACCGATGGAGCGTCCGACACCCACGCTTGGGTCTGCCGGAACGGAAACGATGCTGATTTCAAACGGAGTCCATTTCCTTGCGATGGAGCATGGCCCCGTGAATCTCCCGTCCGCAGACTGCTTATTCGGCATTACTTCCTCCCATGAATCCACCAGATAGCCCACCGACACCCCTTTGAGCGTCCCATTCTTGACTTTCTGGAATATCTTTTCAGACTCTTCGTCTGAATCGAATGTGATTTCTGCCTCGCCACGGCCGTTTTCCAGCCATGCACGTTCTATCTTCCCGATTACCGCATCCCGGCCATGGTTGAATAAAAGCACCCCGATGGAATTCAGCCGTTCCAAATTTACGGCCCCATCCGAATGGTCAAGGATTTCTGTCCCGAACCACCTATCATATGGTGTTTCTGAACTAAAGGAAAGCCGAAATGTCCGTTCTTTCCCCTCCACTGCCCGGATGGTACAATCATTTAGTTCCCTTATTCCCACGTCCTTCTGATCCGTCATCGTCTTGCTCTGGTTCTGATCCATCGTCCTCTTTAGGATCGCCCCCTTCTTCTTCTGTGAGGGTTGGCTTCTCGTCCTCACCCTCCCCTTCGTCTTCCTGCTGTAGTTTTCCATCAAAGATCACTCCTCCTAAATCAATGCCTTTGCCAGCCGCATACTCCAGCACCTCTGCCATGTCATCAATCTGCGTCCGCCAATCCGTGCCGTTCTCTGCCGCTATCTGCTTATAGGTCTTTACCCCGATGTTCATTGCGGTTTTCATCGCCCCGGACTCCTTCTGTGGATCAATCCATTTCTTTGGCGGCTGTATCCACTCATGGGAAAGAAAATCATCCTTATTCCCCCAAAAATCGCCTTGGACAGTGATAAGCCCTGCCAGATAGCAGGATATGACAAACGTCTCATATATCTCATCCAGAATGGCAAGGATCATCTCCTTTTCTTCCTGAAACGTCATCTCGTCCTCGATTGCCCCCTGCCTCGCCGATGCATAATTGGTTTCGCTCATGTCCCGGCTGGTTGCCTCGTAGGAAAGCCCCTGCCCTGCCCCGACAAGCCTCTGCTGAAGTTTCACGAAAGACGTGGCATCCGCAGACTGCCCGGTCGGGTTTACGACCTCGACATCATCCCCGGTGTTCAGCTCCTTAATCATTCCGGGAGTGAGCGTCTTTCCGTCATAGTCAAATTTTCTTTCGCCGGATGCTGCGCTCGGACGGCCCAGCCCGGAAACCGGGAGTGCTTTTTTGATGAACACAGCAAGACAGGCTTCAATCCTCTGCTTCACAGAAACCGCCGTGATGAATTCATTCACGTCACGGATTCGTGTGATGGTCTGGCTCATGTCCGACATTTCCCGGATTTGGGACGGACGTTTCTTCGAGTAGTAGAAAATCACGTCCTCCGCTTTTATGTACACGGACTGCCCCAGGGAGTAGCCGTCTATCTCATACTGCCTGATCCAGTATCCCGTAGGACGGTTATATTCGTTATATTCAATCCCACCAATGACACGATGCCCTGCCTTATCCGGGAAAGTCTGCAGATTATCCAGTTCGTCCACCTCGATCATCTGAAGGGAGAACGGCACCATGCCGTCCTTCGTGTACCGCTTCACAAACAATATGCCGCCGTCCACTTTCTTCCTGACCACCGCCATGCGGAGAATCTGGTTTAATGACTGCTGCCCGGTCACGTCACAGTTCCTTGCCTTGCACCATTTCTTCCACAGCTTTTCCAATTCCTTATTCAGTTCTGCACTCGGGGTCTTCGCCTGAATCTGGAAACCACTGCCGATGACATTCCGCTTGTATGCGCCCAGCACGGAATTCATCACATCCGAATTGCGCTCCAAATCCCTCGCCCTCGCCCTAACCCAGCTCCTGCTTTCCCGGTCGGTTGCTTCTGCAGAATAATTGGTCACCCTCCACCCTGCATTCAGCCGGCCGTTGCTCCCGGCATCATAATTCCTAAGTTCCTCGT